TTAATGCTAAAGAGTGGGGCGAAATCCAAAGTATCTTTGAAAAGAAAAAGTCAGGAATGACGGAGGAACTTTTAAAAGAAACATTAGAAAAAGAAAAAGACCCCAGATTACAAGATAATGATTTAACTAAAGCAGTAAGAAACGGCACATACTTGCCTAATAGAATTGCAGGAAATATAATGGACGAGTTTCAAACTCCCATGTATTACATAAGATTTTTTATGATAAAAAGGGAAAAAGTTATAGAAATGCATAAGTCTATAGACGAAAATGTTGTTGAAAAAACTGCTTTTAAATTTTTAAGACCAGACCCAGATGATATAGTAGTAATTGCAGAAACAGGCGCAACAGATTTAATAATAGATGATTTAGAAATTTTACATTTCGATAAATCAGGACCTGCCACATTTGCTGATACCACATTTAGTTGGACAATTACAGAACCTGGCAGTATATCTCTCCTAGACAGATTATCTGCCGCCAAAGTATTTTGTGATTATGTGCAAGGCAGTGGTGCAAGTTTAAGCACAGGTGCTGGAGATGTTCCTTACTATATGGAAGTTAGTTTAAGAGGATATAAAGATGATACAGAAGATATAGATGCAGGAGAAGGTACTGTTACGGATATTACAGGTCCTTTTATATTTGAATTAGGCTATTTAAAATTTGACATGTCTATAGGACCTGAAGGAGCCGTTTACAATTTTTCATCACACTCTATGGATAGTGTTGCAGAATTTAGTCAATTTGCAAGAATTCCTAGAGACATAGATATTTCTGGTCAGAGTTTGCCTCAACTTTTAAGAGATTTCGAAGTAAAATTAAACTCCGCAGTAAGAGAACAGCATGAAGGACATGAGGTAGATCAAACCAAACTAAACACTTATGTAATAAATTATGATGGTGTATTTAAAGACCCAGGTCAAACAAATGAGCCATACTTTCTACCTGGAGGTACAAATGAGGACTATGAAGGCAGGGTAAATAAAACTACATCAAGAGTAGTCTCAGAAATAGATCCTGATGGTGATGGCTTGTATGGTGACCAAACGTTAGGGCCAGAACAGACTACCCAAGGAGGTGTAGAAATTAATCCTAACGGTATAGATGCTTACATATATGCTGATCCCTCCAGGATCATAGATCAAACATTAAAAATTGATCCAGATGCAAATCCCCAACTGACAACAATGGAGTCTGTTGAAGATTTACCAACTGATGAATTTAGTGGCAATTTCAATGAAGGAGCAGGTGATAGAATTACAGTTTCATTATCTGGTCCTGGTAGGGCTTCTAACGGTTTATTCGATCGATTAAATAATGATAAAATAATAATAGATCTACAAGGTGAAGACTTAGCCACAGCAAAAGCAGTATTAACTGCTCCTGAATTGGTCACTATGAATATCAAAGCAGATACACCTATCCCAGACGCAATCTCGAGCATAATGGGTTTAAGTTATGATTTAATTAAAAAAGGCACCAGATTAAAAGATCCAGAAGACCCTGAAGGCGACGTAAACAAAGATCAAACATATCTCACATGGTTTAAAATTGGTGGCACAGTTAATTACGATTATGATCAATTTAGCGAAGCATCACATTCCTATAAAGCAACAATTGAATACAGAGTAAGATTAATAGAAGAGGCACGAACCGATATCGGATTATCATCAACTGAACTTGCAAAAATATTAGACGAAGAAACCACAGCCAATAGAATTCAGGAATTGGGTATAGCAAAAGAATACTTGTACTACTTTACAGGTTTAAATGATCAGATAATAAACTTTGATCTCAGTTTTGATGAAGCCTATGTAATCACAGTACCAATTTTTGGTAAAAGAGATCACAAGGCTCAATTAGCCTATGCAAGTTCTAGTTCTATGAACATAGATGAAAAAAATAATGTGGCTATAGATTATGCCCCAAATGATAAAGTTTTAGATTCAGCAAAGAAAAAGGGTTTGTTAAATTTCTTTGACGAAGTTAGTGATTTAGTAGGTAAAGGAGGTAGTCTTCTAGGCACAACTTCTGAATCTGAGTTAAGAGCATCTATAGGTGAAATTGCATCAGGCTTAGGATACAATCAAACAGATGCACAACTAATTGCAGAAAATATACAGGATAAAAATAATGCGAGAGTAAAACAGTTTCAGGAAATGTTAGCCTCGGAGGAGATAGCACAAGACCTAGTTAATAGTGTGATTGTAAAAGGTAAAATTTCAGAACAAGCAAACACAACAACAAGTTCCGATAATCAGGAAGGCGCAAATGGTGATGAAATAACTAATAATGTGCCTCTTTTTGCATCAGAAATAGTACCAGGATTGGAAGGCGATGTAGCCGATCCAAGAGTATCTGAAGGTTATCTAGAGGTAATGGAAAAAGATTACCAACGTAAATTACAAATTTTAAAAAGAGACAGTGGTAAAAATAAAACAGGTCCAGATGTGCCTGCAGAAAGAGGTTCTATAAGGCAGACTTCTTTTGCACATCTTATGAATGCTCATCAATCTGGTGCAATTAGTTCTATACAAATTGACATGGAATTAAGAGGCGATCCCTGGTATATGGGTAAAGGAAATTTTTATGATGGCAATAATGATGAAGGACCAACCACAGATTCGCCTACTGTGGATTCAACGGACCTTGCAGGAATATCTTATAATGGAGGAAGTAACCAATTTTTATTAGCAATTGAGTCTCCTAGAAAATTAGATTTTGATACCAGTGATGAAGATAATAATACAGGACTTTACAATTATCAACATTTGAACTACACAATGAGTGGAATATATATTATTACAAGTGCAACCAGTAAATTTAGTGGTGGAATGTACACCACAGATATAACTGCATTCCAAAATCAAGCCTATAATATGGCTAGAGTTGTAGCAGTTAAAAAAGTAGTTGATCAGAGAGTTTCAGAATACATGGCTACTATAGGAGATGCAACTATAGGCTCTGGTGCACAAGAAAATATTGAAGACAAAACTTTTAGTTTAGACGAATCTGGGGACGACGAATCTGGAGACGGAGGCGGTTCGCGATGAGCGACAGAAAAGCAGACAGAGGAAGACGAATATTAGGCGGTATTATAGATCGCGTACAGAATTTAGAGTACACTGGTATCCACATGGGTATAATTAGAGGTGTAAAAGATTACAGTAGATCAGGCGCCTTAAAAGTTTACATTCCATACTTAGGAGCAACCCCTAACAAAACCGATGAGATAGACCCAAATACAGGCCTAGCACCTGGAGAGGTATGGGCAGAATGGACATCTCCATATGTAGGTATCACTACTGCATTTAATCCTCCAACTTTAGATGAACCTGATCCCAGAGCATATAAACCTACACAAAAAAGTTATGGTTTATGGATGTCTCCTCCTGATCCTGGAAACAGAGTACTAATTGCATTTATAGGAAATAATTCTAATGACGCAGTAATACTAGCCTGTTTGCCACCTCCAGGTGGAAAAAGTCATATGATACCAAGTATTCCAGGTAGTAAATTAAATTATGGGGCGATAGGTTTAAATGTGCCAGTTGCAGAAAAATCAATATTCGATCCAGTTAAACAAGAAGGAACTGATCATCCTAGACCAGTTCATTTAGATTTGGCACAAACTATTGTAAAACAGGGTCTTATTGGCGATGGTGTAAGAGGAACTGCTACTGCTGGACTACATACAGCAGATATAAATCATACTTATGGAATTCTAACTCCAGGCCCTAGAATTAATCCTAAAGATCCTATGTCCCACAGAGGCACAGGACATCAATTTGTAATGGACGATACTCCTGATAATAGACATATTAGACTGCGAACTGGAGGCGGTAACCAAATACTTTTAAATGATGCTGAGGGCATAATATATTTAATTAATAAAGAAGGTACTGCATGGGTAGAATTATCTAAAGACGGCAGTATAAATTTATTTGGTGAAGGCTCTATTAACATGAGAGCAAAAGGCAGTTTCAACCTGAGAGCAGATAAAGATGTAAACATAGAAGCAGGAAAAGATATTAAATTAAAAGCCGCAGGTGATATGCTAAAAGGCGAATATGTTGGTATGCCTCCTGGTTATGATGCAAAAATACATACAGGAGCAATAGGTACTGGAGGTTCTGTACATATAGAATCTGTAAGCAAAACCACAATACAAGCAGGAACGTCTGGTGTATTTGATGCACAAAATGGTGATTTAAACCTTAAGGCGGCAAACAGACTTGCACAAGACGGTAGAAAAATTGACATACTTAGCACTATGAAAAATCCTCCTGTGGGCGATACAGATGTAATTGGAGGCGTCAGTATAAATGCACCAGCAGGTCCTGTAGGTATTATAGGAGGTTTAGGTCTTAACTTAATAGGTCCTACGGGAATAGCATTAACTGGTGTACCAATCTTGTTAAATTCAACTCCTGGTTTTGCAGGTGTATTACCACAAGTGGCATTACCAGGTGCAGGTGCTAAACATATCAGCATGGTAGATCATGAAGACCTTTCATCAAAACAGCCTGAATTTAATTATAATGAATCAGGAGAGCCTGGTATGGTGCCTAACCAAGGAAAACGTGATGAACTAAGTGGTATAGAAAGTATAGTAAACACCATGCTTACTGCAGAACCATATTCAGGTCACTATGTTTCTGAAGCCATAGCAGATTCAAATAAAAAGATGATGGTAGAGGATGAAACAGCAGATGCTGATCCTGAAGCAACAGAACCATTAACTGTAAATGACCCATATGCAGGATATAAAACACAAATAAAAGCAATTATGGAAGAAGTTGCAGAAAAACAAAAGGAGACTGATTTAGATAAAGTAGCCGAAATTGCATCTAAATTAAATATACCAGGAATAGATATTAGTGGTAAACTATCAGAATTTAGTAACTTTGATGTAGGTCCACTCAAAGGTGAAATTAACGAATTACTAAATTTTGATGCCACAATACAAGGACTTTTAAATGTAGAATTACCGTTTGAAATACCTACACTAAACAGTTTAACTGGAGACTATGTGATAGGATATGCAAAAGAAATACCAGAGTATATGTTTCAAATAGAACAATTACAAATAGATTTAAACGGTGCATTTGCAGAAGCAAGTAGTTTAATGGATATGGCAAACAATCCCATGGAAAAACTTAGCAGTCTTGCAGGTGATACAATTAGTAGTGTTACTAAAGACATGGGAATAGACAATATAAAAAATATTAGTGATGTAAGTAGTTTAACAAATTCTGTAATGAAGACTACAGGAGTTACAAGCAACGAACTAAACAGTATGGTAAATGATATTACTAACAAAATTAATTTAGGAGATACCGGAGATGGCTAAACCCAGTGAGTTACAGGTTATACAAGGAATTGTAGAAGGACTTGTTAAAAATAATATCACACCACTTTTTGATGGACCTAGTATAATTTTAATGGACAAGCATGGTAATAAAGTAATAGATATTTCTAACGGTTTAGGTCCAGTTGGTAAAAATTTGACTATGCTTAGTAAATTGCAAGAATCAAGTAATATTATTAAAAAATTTGTAAAAGTCCCTATTAGCGATAATCAATTTTTAGCATTGGCTAGTTTTTGTAGTCATATTGGACCAGATAATTTTATTAGAAGTAATGTGTTAAGATGGCTTAACAAAGAATTTTATGCTGACATACCTAAAATGCTATTAAGATGGAGAACCGGACAAAAAGGAGAGTCACCTAAACCTGAAATAAGGGTAGATTTTATGCATAGAAGACAATTTGAATCTGAACTATTTACAACTCCTGATATTGTAAAAATAGATTTTGGTGTTGAAGAAAATGAAAATAAATTAACTTGGAAACAATTGACTCTTAAACTTAGAAGGCTAACAAGAAAAGCATTTCAGGAACTACAAGCAAGACAGGCCAAAGGTGAATTACTAGAATATAGTGATATTTCCAATTTAATACAATTAAAGGCAAAATTGGATAATCCAGGTGATGATATAGTAATTGGTGCACCTGTAAATCCAGGCGATAATCCTGGTGATGGATTAGTTACTCCCCAATTACCTACTGCTTACTAACTTAATTGTCTTATTTCGTTTTGTAAGTCTTGTATTTTTACATAAGCACGATATTTCATATCCTGCTCATCTTTAATATTTTTTTCCAGTAATTTAATTTGATTTCTTAAAGACTGGCACTCGTTATTTTTATCTATTAACAAACGTCTTAATTCTTCTTCAAGAGTGTTATTTAAGGTTGATACATCAGACATTATTTTTCCTCGAAAATTATTTTTTGCAACAAATCTGTTACAAAGTTATTTAACAAAACTTCGCTGTGACCGGCTTCTATTGTGATATTTTCAGTGTTTTTAAAACCTGATGGTGTTGCACTTTGACTGTCAACTGTAATCATTCCGTCATTTGCTTTACCGCCTAATCCAGCAACTGGATTAGCACCTCTATTACATACAATATTTGTGTGTTTCCCATTAAAGTTTTTTTCCTGTAGTAACGCCAGTACTTCAGCACCTGGTTTTGTGTTTTGAAATACTTTAGCATTTCTCCAAAAATAACCGAATATTCTGGCTACAGGTGTACCTTGCCACGGTGTTGCTATTGTTACTAAATGTTTAACACGTTTTGGATAAACACTTGCATACCAACTAGCAATTAAACCGCCAAAACTATGGCCTACAATCACAACAGGCTCTTTTCCGAATTCTCTTTCTTTTTTAATTCTAAGTATTTCTACTATATCAAAAGGATCATCTTCCATATCATAAGCAGGAGCAATAAATGGGTGTTCAGGCATTTTTAATGTATAATAATTAAAATTTTCTGGACTAGCATTTGCTCCATGTAAGTAAACCACATTTTTCATATCCTTATTATACATGTTAATATTTATTTGTCAAGCAATTATAACTAGTTTTAACGAATATGATAAATAACAATATGGCAACAATATTCAGAGGATTTAGTACAGTAGACAATGTTAGGGCACCTTATGGACTCTATGATGATGAACTTATTAAAAGAGATCTATTAAATGAGTTTCAAACAAGAAAAGGTGAAAGATTAATGAGGCCTAATTTTGGAAGTGTTATTCATGATTTACTAATGGAACCAGAAGATACATTTACTGATACAGAAATAGAAGAAGATATCCGTAGAATAATAGATAAAGATCCTAGAGTAGGTGTTAAAGACATAATTATATATAGTGCAGATCATACTATAAGGGCAGAAGTAATTTTAAATTATATTAGGTCTTCAAACGATGACATACTATTTTTAGAATTTATTTCTAATACAGAGAATTTATAATGGCATATTCAGAAAGACAAAATAATTTATTTGCCGCAGAAGATTGGAAAATTGCTTACAAGGCCTTCTCCAATGTAGATTTTACATCTTATGATTTTAATACATTAAGACTTGCAATGGTAAATTATATTAGAAATAATTTTCCAGAAAATTTTAACGATTATATAGAAAGTTCAGAATTTATTGCAATAATAGAACTTATTGCATTTGTATCACAATCTTTAGCATTTAGAATGGATATGAACAGCAGGGAGAATTTTTTAGAAACTGCTGAAAGAAGAGATAGTGTTTTTAAACTTGCAAGAATGTTAGGATATTCTCCTAGGAGAAATGTTCCAGCATCAGGTTTAGCAAAAATTGACTCTGTACAAACAAATGAACCTATACGAGATAGTTTAGGTAATAATTTAGGAAATAAGGCTATATTTTGGGGAGATACAAATAACCCAGATGCATATGAACAATTTATTACTGTTTTAAATGCTACGTTTAGTAATACTAATAGATTTACTTCACCATCGAAAAGTGGAACTGTGAATGGTATTAAAACAGAAGTTTACAGAATTTTAAAACAATTATCAGCAGGACAATCGTTTCCATTTTCAGTATCTACGTCAGGAGCAGAAAGAAGTTTCGAAGTTGTTGATGCAGATTTTGTGGACGGTTCATATTTTTATGAAAGGCATCCTGATCCTGTAAATAGTTTTGGTGTTATATACAGAAACGACGGTGCTGGTATTGAAAGTAATAATTCAGGATTTTTTGTATTACTAAAGCAAGGGATATTAGATTCACAAACTTTTAACTTTACAGCACCAATACCAAGTAGAACACAAGATATTACTGTAAACAATATTAATCAAACAGACTTTTGGCTACAAGAAATTAGACCAACAGGAACTGTTGTTAGCAAATGGACACAGATTCCAAATACTGTAGGTCAAACTGTAAACTTTAATGCTCAACAGGCAAACACAAGAAATCTTTATGCTGTAGAAAGTTTATTTGGAGATCAAGTTAGGCTCAAATTTACAGATGGTAATTTTGGAAGAATACCTACTGGAATATACAGAGCATGGTTTAGAAGTAGTGATAATGAAAATTATATTATACAACCTGAAGAATTAAGACGTAAAACAGTAACAATACCTTACGTTAATAAAGACGGAAATAATTTTAGGCTAACTTTAACATTCAGTCTTCAATCTGCAATTAATAATGGATTACCTACCGAGAGTATTTCCAATATTAAAAAGAATGCGTCTCAAGTTTATTATACACAAAACAGAATGGTTAGTGCCCAAGATTACAATGTATTTCCATTTAGTAAAAGCAGTAACATACAAAAACTTAAAGCAGTAAATAAAACTCATGCTGGACATAGTAGATACATTGATATAAATGATCCTACAGGCACAATACAAAATATAGAACTTTTTGGTGATGATGGATATCTTTATAAAGATTATAAAGAGTATAGCACAACTACTAAGATAAGTCCTAATAATACAGCAAATAATTTTGTAGAAACCACTTTGCCTTTAATTTTAAGAAATCAAGGCCTTAATAACTTTATATATGAAACTTCTAGAAAAAAATGGAAGGCGTATAAAAATAATTCGTTTGATTTGGAAAGTTTAGATATTACATGGAGACCTTTACCAGTAGCAAGTATTGGAAACACAGGGTATATGACAGAAACTTCTAGTGTAAATTCTGGAGGCTCAGAATCAGTATTAACAAACACTTACGAAACATTTAAACAAATACAACAAAATAATTTTATAAAATTTGTAAATCCTGATAATGTTGCAGACTATAAATGGGTAAGAATAACAAAAGAATCAAACGCAGGACTTTTAACAAGTGGATTGAGTACTGCAACAGGTCCGTGGACATTAAGTGCAGAAGTTCCAAGCGGTTGGAAAGCACATGAAGTAATTGTTACTTTAAGGAAAAAGTTACAAGGTACAGAAGTATCCTCAGTACAAAGCCAGATTGAAAATAAAAAAACATTTGGTTTAGGTTATAATCCAACGTTTGTAAGTTCTAATTTATTAGCAGATACTTTTTATGTAATAGAAAATGAAAACTTAGACAAAACAAACCCATATGATGTTATAGATACTGGTAAAACTTTAGGTACACCTATAGACAGTAGTTGGATAATATTGTTTACATTTGTACCGATAGATGAAAACTCTTACAAATATGAAATTAAAGTAAGAGGGGAAGACTATATTATACAAAGCAATAGCGAAATAAAATTTTATAATATTAATAATGTAAAAGTTGTAGACAGCAGTAATAAATCCAATATGGATAAAATTAGTGTTACAACATTAAACAATAAACCAGGAAGTAAAGAAAGATTTAGATGGTATAATAGCAATCCAGGAGTAGACAATCTTGGAGATTCATGGTATAGTGAAGAAACAGGAGCATTTACAATTCCTACATCAAGTTCTTATAGCATTGGATTGCCTCTAAGATCAAGAGATACTAAATGGTTCGATGTAGGATTTAGTTGGGAGAGTAATTTTGGAATCTTAAGAGTTCCTAATTCAGGTCTTAAAGCAGATGTAATTTCTTTAAATACTTTTGTAAACGATGCATCTATTTCAGTAAACACATTTTATGATGATGGCACAGCGGCCGCACTTACAAGTAATGTAACAGTAGCGAACAATTTAGGCAGAATTTCAAAGATTCCAGGAAATATTACTATACCATTTACAAATACAACATTTGGATATAACATTATTAACAGCGAAGGTAATGTAATGTATAAGCAATACAATACAGGTACAAGCACTATAGAAATATTCCATGCTAATAATACAGGTGTTACACATAGTTTTGGCGTAGATGGTGCCACACACAACGCAAGTTCTTTAGGAAGACTTATATTATCAAATGTTGATGTAACAGCAGAAACAGGTAATTTAATTTATACAGATTTAGAAAATCAAAATTATTTATTTGCTACAGATTCTAGTGGGCAAACATTTACAGATAAAATTGTAGTAGATTACGAAACTTTTAAAGAAAGACTTACACAAAATATAGATTGGCATATTACAGGAACTGTTAGACAGCCAGATGGATATACAGATGCATCTAAAGTCATAGTTGCACCATTTGATAGTGACAATGACTTAGTACCAGACAGGCCTTTACAATTTGAAGAATTTGTTGATAGCAATGATTTAGTTTACTTTGAGCAATTTACAGATTTTGATGGCTACACATATGAAAAACCATCTAAAGGAGAAATTTTAGATTTCCGTGGTGAAACAGAATTAGTTAGAGACGATTCAAGTGATACAATAAGTAATGGTTCATATAATAATCCAGTATCATTTTTAACAACTTCCTGGATAGTTGTTGACACCTACGATATGGTTATAACATATCTACAAAATGACACAGGTAAGTTAAAGGGTATTAAAGTTTATTGTGTAGAAGACGGAAAAGTACATTTAATGACACCTAATAGCACAAATACTAGTCAAATAAGGCCTGTAGAAACCACAAAATTTAGTGTCAAACAAGGAAGAGGCGAAACACAAAATACCCTTTTACCTGAACAATTACCAATGGTTTTTAAATGGGATCATATAGCAGATAAAGATGTAAGAGTAGATCCTAGTATTAGTAACGTAGTTGAAATGACAATTTTAACAAAAACATATTATAACCAAATTTTAAAATTTATAAATGTGCCTGGTAGTGCATTTCCTTTAGCACCTACATCAAATAACTTAGCCGCACAATTTGAAAGTTTAAATGAATTTAAAAGTGCAAGTGATAGTATAATTTACAAGAGCGGAGAATTTAGAAGATTATTTGGTGCTGATGCGGAAGCAGATTTACAAGCAAAATTTAGAGTAGTTAAACTTAACAGTAATACAAGCGATAATGAAATAAAATCAAAAATTATTACTGCTATTAATAGATATTTTGACGCAAATAATTGGGACTTTGGAGAAACTTTTTACTTTACTGAATTAAGTTCATTTATACATCAGCAAATGGAAGGTATGATAGGAAGTATTGTAATTATTCCAAAAACAAGCAGAGCCCAATTTGGTGATCTATTTAGTGTTAAGCCAGAAGCAAATGAACTATTCATTAGTACAGCAAAAGTAACAGATATAGAAATAGTAAGTAAACTTTCTAGAACAACTTTAGAAATAGAAGATACATCAAGTGTAAATGTGGCAAATGATGCCACAAATACTGCAGGGCCATATGCTATTAATGGATACTATCCATTATATGCTGACGAAACAATATCTAATGCGGCATCTCCAACAGGCTCAAGCCATATACATAAATTTTATGGCCAAGTATTTTACATGCCAGATGGCTTAGTACATAATAAGACACAATTCCATGGAAACTATACTGGAGATAGCACAACTTTAAATGCAACAAGTGGCTCATCAAGCAGTAGCTCTTCAAGTAGCAGTTCATCTTCAAGTTATGGTGGTAGCGGTACTTCCGGCAGTGGAGGCTCTGGTGGAGGAGGCTCTGGCGGTGGAGGTTCTGGTGGCGGTGGCGGTGGCTACGGCTATTAAAAGGTAAAAATTTATGGCTGAAAAACTTTTTAAAAAATTGCCTGGAGTTTTGCAGACAACTGCAAATAAAAATTTCTTTGACAGTACTGTAGAGCAACTTTTTAGTCCTGCAAACGTTGAGGTAATTAATGGTTATATTGGTACACAAAAATCAGAAGATTACAATGTGCAAGGAGCATTTTTAAGAGAAAGTACTGCTAACAGACTACATTACTCCTTATCTCCTGCTTTAAATACAATAAATCCAGTATCAGGAGTAAGCCAAGATTTTATATTTTATGACGAATTAGTTGACACATTAAAAGTTAGTGGTGTAAACACAGAAAATCATAATAAAATTTTTAGTACAGATTATCAAACATTTTTACCACCTATAGACATAGACAAATTTGTAAATTATCAGGAATATTATTGGAGTAATAATGATCTTGATGCTATTTTAGTATCAGGAACTTTGGAGAATCCAATAGATATAGATATTGATGTTGTAGGAAAGAAAAACTTTACATCACCAAATAATATTACACTTAAAAATGGCATGTGTATTTCTTTTTCAGGAGAGTTTGTCATACCTCAAAATAAAACAGGAATAGATTTCTATGTAGAAGGAGTTGGTAAGTCTATACAACTTATACCCAAAATACAAAATGTTGCTACAGGATATTCTACAGCAACATTAACAACCTGGGATAACACTATTTTTACTGAACTAGATAGTAATGTTAAACATACTGCAGGTAATATTATAAGTGTTAATATAGACAATGCAGGTAAAGGATATTTAGATCCTGTCGTTCAATTTACAGGTGCTAACACAACACTTGCAACAGCAACAGCAAATAATAATATTTCAGGTGCTGTTACAGATGTTACAGTGACAGCAAACGGATTAGGATATAGTGCACCAATTGGTATTATAGTTACAAGTACGTCAGTAAGTACTGGTTTCGATGCTGGAAACACATTAGTATCAGTTTTAAATGAAGATCAGTCAACAAGTTTAACGCCCTATAATAAAATCACAATAAATGACAGC